CGCTCATCTCGGCAACAGCCTCTCGGTGCAGGTCGATCAGTGCTTGTGTCTGGCGCATGGCGGGCATTCTGTGGGGTTCGATGGGCGCATTCTATCGCGCAGGCTATCGGCGGGCAATTGGGCGGGATGGCGGGATCATTTGGACGGATGCTGCCACAGGAACCGATGGCGCATTCTGAACGTGCCCGATGGCGTCAAACATCGGGTCTAGCTGGTCGTCATGAGCGCCACCAGGGAACGTGACAGCCTCGCTCAACAGGTCATCGACAAACGTCCGGTCTTGAGGGAGTATTACGTTTCCAGATGCGATGAACGGCGCCACATCATGAGCCCGCGAAACCTTGTCTTTGCTGCGCTGCACAGGAACGACTGGAACGCCCTCCCGGCGCAACTGCTGAACCAGCCCTGTCCCGCTCGACTTGTCCTCAATCATCATTGACCGAAGGATTGTGCTCGTGTCGCGTGAGTTTGCTTGCTTGAGCCAAAATCCTCGGGCCTTGTCGAGAAGGTCAGGCGCCTCCCACTTCCCGCGCATTTGGTCAATCAGCACTGCCTGCCCGACCTTAGATCGACCCCAGCACTGAAAAACGCTGTAGTCGTTCTGCTCTTCAGTCTTTTGCGCCGTGTCTACGGTGATGAATCGAAACTCAAGCTCAGGCATGGTCGAGTAATAGCCAAACCATTCGGCCTTGATGATTCCGCCGCCGCGTGGAGCTGGGCGCTGCTGAAGCTGGCCCGCTGCGCCGTATGGTCCTAGCGTTTTCTCAAGCTCTGACACCTGAGTCTCGCTGAAACGCTCGGGGAACATCAGCTCTCCATCATGCGTGCGTGGATCTTCCCACCCGATGGCAGTCCCGCACTTGCGCTTAGGATCAAAGCGCATCGGGATGCACAAATGCACGTAAGGCAAACCCATATCAAGAATCGTGCCAGACACATCGGATTCATTGAGCCGCTGCATCACCACGACAATTGCGCTCTTGTCGTTGTTAACCCGCGTTGGCAGCGTTTCGGTAAATGCGATCTTTGCCGCCTCCAGCTTTGCGGCGCTGTTGGCGTTGTCTGCGCTGATTGGGTCATCAAGAATGACGCGATCACCGCGAACGCCAGTCATCGATGTAAACGCACGCGCCTGCCGGATGCCTTTTCGTGTGTTACCGAACTCGCGCTTACCATCAAGGTCTGAAGCCAGATCAACGCGCCACAGGCTTTGATACCACTCTGACTTGATGAGGTCTCGACACTTCCGGCTGTCACGAATGGCTAGAGTTTCCTCGTGAGCCGTGCCGACAAAGCGCATTTCTTGCAGGTCACGCGGACCCCACTCCCACGCTGGCCAGATCACGCCAGTTAGGAGTGACTTCATCGACCCAGGCGGGACGTTCATCAACAAGCGAGTGATTCGGCCATCCGTGACGGCTTCAAGGTGCAGGCAAATGGCATCAAGTGCCCATCCCCACTTCAGGTCGGCACCAGGCTCCAGCACACGCCACGCCCGCTTGGCGAACTCAGCCAGCGAACGCTTGCACAGCTCTCGCTCTACTGCGAGTAGATCACTCTGGCTTAGTTGCATCCTTGGCGGCCATGATTGCGGTCAGAACTTCAATCGGCAGGCCGGACACATCCAAGGTTTCCTTGATGGGCGGCAAGTCATCGGCGCCACCAATCGCCATCTTCGTGCCGTACTTCTTCGGCAGCAGTTTCTCGGCATTCCATCGGCGCTGTTCAAGCCTCAGCTTTGATCGAGTCAACGCCTCTCCGTTCTCTTTCCACCCGATGTTTTCTCCGTCCGCGTTTTTGCGCTCCATCCAATCATTGGACCCATTGTCAGCAATCTCGGTCATTTCATCGACCTGCAGTTCAGCCTGCAATTCACGTGCGCGCGCGTACTTGGTCCGGAATTCCTCGTGAGCGTCAAGCCAAACAAACACGGTTGATGCTGCTGGCATTCCATCTTCTCGGCAAATTGCCTTCAGGCTTTCACCTTCCACGAGACGCTGGCAGATGACGCTTGCGGTTTCTTCGGTGTAGCTTGTCGGGCGTCCTGCTGGCATTTCATCCTCCACTGCGCTCTAGCGCGATGGTGTCATTCTAGCTCAGGGCTTAGAACGCGGTGGAGTAGCTCACGCTCACCGTGTCGCGCTGCTTTGTCAGCATCCATCCGGTGAGCTTTACGCCAGCGATGTTCCGCGCCATGCCCCCAGCATGGATTTGAACCTGAGGCCTGCCGCATACAAGGCGGCTGCTCTGCCAACTGAGCTATGGGGGCAAAGTGAGTGGCTTTCACCCTCGCGCTTGTCGGATCTCATCCACGCAGCCGATGATGTGATGGTCGAGGGGCCGGAGGTGATCCCGGCAGGCTGGTCCATCGCAACATACCTCAGGCTTTCAGGGCCTGGCTCGTTCCCAGAACTTCACGTTTAGCGAGTAACCATCTCGCATTCCCTCGGGTCTGACCACACCCAGAGCAGTAACACCACGCTAGCTATGGTGGCTTGCTTGATCTGCGCTCTATGGTCAGACCCGAAGGCCCCGTCTTTCCGAGGTGTCGCCGTGTACGTCTTCGGCACCGGGCTTTACGGTCGTATTGCCACAATCGGCGGGAAACTTTCGTCGCCGCCAGCACCTCTAATCGGATTATACATTGGATGCCAACTTGGCAATGTGTGCGCCGGTGGACTTTTCAGCAGCCTTGACCGTCTTGAAGTGCCGACCCTTGTAACCGTGGATGACGTTCTCTTGGCCGTCCTTGTCGATGCGGACGATGATGGCGTAGAACTCGCCTGCGCTTGGGCTGATCCGTGCTTCGTGCTTGCTCATTTCGTTCTCCGTTGCGTTGTCGATGAGTGAATCATGCCCGCCCGGTGCGGTTTGGTCTAATTGGTTTTTTCTATCGAGTCGATAGTTTTTCTCTCAAGCCTTCGGCACCGCTTGCCCATCACCACCTTGAACCGCTCCAGATAGTCCCGGCTGAACCTCTGAGACTTCGGCTGTGCGTCAAGCCAGTCGATGCGCTCGCGCCCGTATCCATGCTTTGACAGTAGGCCCTGCACGTAGCCCTCACGGTTCCCGCCTTTGAACAGGTTGCACTGTGCGCAGGCTTTGTGAATGTTCCACAGGTGGAATTGCAGCGACGAACAAGCCCCGTGCGCCCGGTAGTGCGATCCGTGCCACTGCCCGCCATAGTTCGCGCCCATGTGGCAAGAGATGCAGCCGTCGTGCCGGTCACGTATGCGAGCGATCTTCTGCACGATCTTGCGGCAGTCCTCTTCGAGCTGGCTGATCGTCTTGAGCTTTTCCAGCTTTGCCCGCGTCTCTCTGCGCTCCACCTTGGCCTTGATGGCTTCGGTCTTGGCCTTGCCCTTGCGCACCAGATCCAGCGCACAGACGGGGCTGCAAACGGCCTGGCCCATGCGTTGCGGGGTGAACTCTGTCGCACACACCTTGCACTTCTTGGCATTGACTCGGTTGATGGGGTTGGATTGCATTACCAGAACCTCCACCATGGTTTTGGCTTAGAAGGCGCGGGCTCAGGTGGGCGAGGCTCCCAAAATATGGCAGCGATACCGCATGACCCTTCTGTCCTTTTGCCAGCCGGGCAAGTTGGATCGGTTGAATACCGATTCCCATAGACGGGCTCAGGCTCTCCAAGCGTCCCAGGGTTGGTGTGTGCGCAACGTGCCTTGATGCTGATGCCCATGAAATAAACGTCAGGTTGAAAGTGCTTGCAGTCTTTGCACAATTTAAGTTCGCTCATGCTTCCACCTCTTCAAAAGTTGCCACCCGGTTCATTGCGCAGAAAGCCGTGGTGTATTCAATGAGACTGTCGCCGCGCCGAACGGTCATGCGGGGATCTGCCCGTGGTAGTACGCCATCGGCTGAGGGGCCAGATCACGCGCATCGACCGTGTGCCGTGCACCAAGCCACAGCGGGCCGATTTCAGCAACCTGCACCCGTTCGCCGTTTTCCATCGCCATGACGCTGATTCCGGCGTGGGTGTACCTGTGCCCCTGCCGCGCTGGCTTGTGCTCGCTGGCGAGGTCTAGGGCCAACTGGTGACAGTCTGTCACCGGCTGACGCATCGGCGCTTTTGGTGCGTGGCTGACGTTTGGCAGCAACCCGGCGATCTTGGCGCACTTTGGGCCGTAGGCGTACTCACCGACAGTGGCAAATGCGGCAGACATGGGGCGACGGCAGCGGACGCAGGTTAGTGGTTGCATGATGGTTTTGTGCCTGATTACCGGGTTATGCGTCGTTATTGAGGCCTACCGTGGGTTATGCGTCAAACCCAGCCGCCGTGCCTTCGCTTCGCCTTTGGTGCCAAGCGCCAGCCAGTAGCAGTGTTTGCCTTCGTCGAAATGCGGTTCAATCGTCTTGTGCGGGAACATCCCGCGCAGCTTGTCCAGGCTGCGGGTGCCGAATAGGCTGTTGCACGTCCGCCCGGGGTAGAACGCGCCGTCTATCACCATGCCGTCATTCGCCCGTTCGCGGCAGCCGGCATAGTTCCAATTGCTTGCCCGGTACACGCAGCCTTCGTGGCCTTGCGTCCTGTCGGCAAAGCTCACAAGCAAGTCGTGCCCTTGCCGCTTCAGTTCTTTCGCGCACCGCGAAACAAGGAACGTCAGCGGCACCCGATCATCACCACGCACAAGCCGCGTCAGTTCAATCACGGGTTCGCCCCAGCGCGTCGGCGGTATCGACCAAAACGCAGCGGCCACCATTGTCCCATCGCCGCCGAATAGCCCGCCGTCTAGGTGCAGGCTGCCCACCATCTGCACATTTGAAGGCACGCGCCGGCTGTAGTGGTAGGTCTTCACCATGCCTTCCGCTTCAGTGCGGCGGCCGGTGCGGAAATGGAGCGCAGAGACAGGTATCGCACCTTCACCTCCGGGGTGGTGCCCCGGCGTGGTTCTACTTTCCACTATCTGCGCGTTGTTCATAAATTCGTTGCAATCCACGGTCAATGCACGCATAACACGTCAGTCAAGCGGACGCCTTGCGGCGCCGCTTACCTTGGGGGTTAGGCCCCTTCGTCGGGCGGGCTGTACTCCCACTTTTCGAGCAGCGCCACCGCCTGGGGTGGCAGTGGGTCCGCCATCAGCTCAGCACGGGCGCGTATCCATCCCGCGCAAATCTTGCCGTCCATTGGGGCGTGGCACAGGAACGGCTTACCCTCGTGAACGGACTTCAAGAAATCCATTTGAGTCTGAAGGCAGCCGTTCGGAACGCTGCCGGGCTGGCAAGCGCAGCTCTTGCACATTTCGGCGCGTAGTCCTGGGCCATTCAGACCATCCAGGCCCAGCCCGACAAGGCGGGCGCGGCCAAGCTCGGCCAGCCGTGCGGCGTTTTTGCCCATGGCGCGCCCTTGTGGTGTCACTCTGCTGTGTGTCATGGTTTCCTCTTCGTTCAACCGGCCTAACCGTTCGCTCAAGCGGACGGCTACGCCGCGCGCTTAGCTGTTGGGTTAGGCCCCCTTGAGTGCGGCCAGAAGTTGCCGGGCTGACTGCCTCGCATCCATCAGTGGGTGGTGCGCTGGCAGTTCGTCTGGCAATCGATCTGTCACAGCCAGCGCATCGGCACCATTCGCCAGCAGCACGGATGCCAGGTCATGCAGCGGGTAGGGGCCCTGCCATTCGCGTTCGGCGTGGTTGAGCTTCACGCACGCACTCAGGAAGTTGGCCTCCACCGGCCATGCGCAGTCAGCAACCAGCACCGCGCCTTGGTCAGCCCAGTGGCGCCACTCGTGCCAGAACGTGTTTCGCAGGTGCTGAGGTGTCGGGCTGGTTACTTCCAGGCTGGGCACATTCGCAGCCACCCACTGGCGGCTTTCATCGGTGCCCGCACATTGGCCTGGATCGCAGGCCATGCAGCCCTCACCAAGTCGCTCACCATCACGGTTCACAACGACCCACGCCACGGCAAAGCCTTCGCCATGCAGGCCAATGCTTTCAACGTCAAAAACCATGAACTTGTCTGGCATCTATCGCTCCTATCCGCAAGCCCTGCGGGCCTGCTCGGTTTCAAAGCGCCCACCCTTTCGGGTCGGCTTGTGTGTTGGTCAGGCTCAGTGCTTTGCACCAGGCCTAACCGGGCGCTCAAGCGGACGCCTTCGGCGCACGCTTAGCTGTCTGGTTAGGCGTCACTAGCTGTTGGTGCGGCTGTGATGCCGTGGTGTGCTTCGGCGACAGTGATCCCTAGATGGAATGCGTCAAGAATCGACATCCTTCCACCGGATAGTGCTTCTGGTCCAAGATGCTCGATAACAGCAGTCCAAAGCGCTTCATCCGTCATCGGCACCCGCTCAGGCGTGGCGGGCTGCTGGGCCTCTGCCTGCTGGATGGCGGTGCGGATCGCGTCGATTGCCTTATCAATATCTGGTCGATAGCCTCGCAAGTCCTGAATTGCCTCAAGCGCAAGTTTCATTGCTTCGGTGCTCATGTGCATCCTTTCTGTTTAGTCCGTAACGCCTAACCGCCAGTTCAACCGGACGCCGACGGCGCCGGTTAACTTATTGGTTAGGCCCTCAAGAGCACGGACACCATGGGCTCGCGGCGGCGCACGGTCCAGATCACGTCTTTGACGCGGCCAGACTTCACCACCCACTCATCCTTGCTCAGCTGAATCTCGATCTCCACCAGCTCGCCTTCGCGCGGGATGTGGTCGGCATCCAGCTCAATGGCGGTGACCTCTTTCGGGTCGGCTTTGGTCGCGTCCCATGCGTAACGGATCTTCATATCGCTCCTATCCGCCACGCTCTGCGCGGCTCGGTTTCAAAGCGCCCGGTGCTGCGCACCCGGCTTGTGGTTGTGGTCAGGCATCGGCTTCGCGCCACAGGCCTAACACGTTGGTCATTCGTCAGCGCCCTGCAATAGCTTGATGCCTTGCTCGCAGCGCACTTTGTACGTCACCAGCTCATACAGGCACTCGCGGTATGTGTACGCGCTCGTAAGCGCCGTAAAACTTTGGGGTGGCGTCCCCAGAAAACCATTCGGTTCGGTCGGTCATTCGTGCCCCCGGCCTGTAGCCATCATGTGCTTCATGTACGGGCCTCTGATGTAGGTGTTGAACAAAGTAGCCGCCGATTCGTTGGAGTCAAGCTCTGCCCGGCTTCCAACATTGCAATACATTCTGATCATGTTGGCCGATTTCTCGGGTGAATCAATCACCCTCTCAGCCGATGACGCCCACGCCCAAAACTCAGGGCTTTCGCACCACATGCCTGCCAACTTGGCAAGGGCGCCGCCTTTTGGCTTCTCGACCGATTCTGGCTTTTGAACCGGCTGTTCGTCGTCGCCAATCTCGACCAGCGCGAGCATGTAGCGCTTTCCGTCCATGCCTTGCACCTTGCTCAACTCGTCGGAGTCGGGCAGGGCAAGCGTGATCGTCGTGCCGCTCTTGCTGCTGTAGCTGCTGCGAACGAATCGCACCTCGCTATGGTATGTGGCCTGAATGCTCATTTGTCGCTCATGTAGCTTGGGCAGAAAAACGTGATCACTGCCGGTGGCGTCATGTGCGACTGACGTGGGTGATCCGATGGCGCGGCAGTGCGACGAAGGCACGTCTCGCATTCCTCGTACCATCCCTCATCGTCTGAGCCGATGCCAGCGCAGCGGGCAAGGTCGCCGGGGAGTGTGCGGGCGGTCATTCGTCTCCCTCCAACTTCATCGACTCCAACGCGCTCAAAATCGCAGCCGACAGGTCGCGCCATGTGTGCGCATTCACGCAGGTCTTGATCGTGACAGATGCTGCGTGGGTGTCCAGAATCTCGACGTTGGCGGCAAGCTCTGTGCCGTCGAGAATCTCGACCCTGGTGACGTGGGTGGTGAGGTTGCTCATGCCTTGACGCTCCCCATGTTGCGCAGCGCCTCGCGCCGCTTGTGTTCGATCTGAGCCGATGCCTCGACAAACCGGCTGCACTTGCGCAGGTGGACCGGCGACGGGCTGAAACCTGAGCCGAACG